CACACCACCTAAGAAAAAAAATGCCTCAAAAAAAACAAAAACAAAGACAAAATAAAGTAGATGTAGTTTTTGACTTCATTGAAACTGCTGGTGTTGAATTAGAAAAGAGGTTTGGTGATTCTCCTACGTGCAAGGATATGATTAGACATCTTGTTGAGAGGGGGATAATAGACCCTAGAAGATTAAGAAACTATATGGTTATTGTTGATTTTGATAGAATGTTGGTCGGTAATGAAGGTAGCAGAACAAACACATGGATGGACTTATCAATTAAGTATGATATTAGCGAAAGCCAATCGCAGAACATAGTTTACAAAGAGAGAAATAAATCTCGCCCATCTAGCAATATCACCTATTAAAAGTTTTGTATAAAAATTAGGTAAAATTAAATTCATTTAATTCTATTTTTGCACTTATGAACGAAAAATGGTATAACATTCAGAACAAGGTAGATGACTCTACTGATGTTTACATCTTTAATGAAATAGGGACTTATGGAATAACCGCACAAGATTTCATATCGGATATTAAAGATTTAAAAGACACTCCAATCAACTTACATATTAATAGCATAGGGGGTGATGTGTTTGATGGTATGGCAATATATAATGTAATCAAAAGGAGAGAGGCTAGAACTATAGTTTATATTGAGGGGATTGCAGCAAGTATTGCTACTGTTATTGCTCTTGGTGCAGATGAGGTTATTATGGCTGAAAACTCTTTGTTTATGATACATAACGCTTGGGGTGGTGCAATGGGTGAAGCGAAAGATATGCGTAAAACTGCTGCTACTCTTGAGAAAATCTCAGACGAACTTACAGATATTTATATGAAAAAGACAGGACTGTCTTATGAGGTTCTTGCTGAGATGATGGATGAAGAAACTTGGCTAAGTGCTAAAGAGGCGTATGACTATGGCTTTATTGATATTATATCTGATTCTATTAAAGTGGCTGCAAGGTATGATGTTTCTAAATTTAAGAACATTACACAAGAAGAAATAAAAAATAAATTAAGTATTAACATAAATAATAAAAAAATGACTAACGAGTTAAAAAAATGGTTTAACGACAAGGTTGATGAAATTGTTGCATCTGTAAAGGGTGACGTAAAGGTTTCTGAAGATGTTGCTGAACAAACTACGATAACTGTTAATCTGGGTGATAACGAAGAAATTATGAATAAAATTTCTGCGTTTGAAACTGATAACACTGAATTATCAAACAAAATTTCTTTATTAGAGGGTGAATTAGTTGCTTCAAAAGGAACTAACGAAACTTTAACAGGAGAAGTTGAAGCGTTAAACGCTAAAATCAACAAAGCAGATGCTAAGGGTACTGAAATAGAAACTCAAAGCGACCCTGCAGTAGTTGAAAACAAAAAAGAAGATGCTAATGCCGCTTTTTACAATGCAATGGCAGAAAGAATCAGAAATAAATTTAATAACTAAAAAAATAAAATAAAATGGCAAATGTAGCAACTAATAGTATCGCAGCAACTTATGGTGGTGCGCAACTAAACGAAATATTTTACGAGCCAGTATTTAGAAGTGATAATATTATGGGTAACTACAGAGTTATTCCTAATGTAAAACATAAAATGAATGTTTACACTTCTGCTGCGCTAACAAAAATAGTAGATAAACAAGAAGGATGTTCTAGTGGAAATGAAACAGGAACTTTTGATGTAGATGACAAAGTAATAACTGCAGGTAGATGTAGAGTTGCCTTATCACAATGTAGTGAGGAGTTTTATGGAACTTACATTGAAGAAATGTACAGAAATGGAGTTGATGTTAATAACATTGAGGGGACTCAATTAGCAGATGCAATCGTAAATAGAGCAGTAGCGGGTATCGCTTCTGATGTAGTAAGATTAGCATGGGGTGGTGCATTATCCCCTGTAGAAGTAGGTTATGATGTATTTGATGGATGGATGGAATTAATGGGTGCAGATGCAACTGTATTAGCAGCAAGATTTGAATATGCTGGAACAGAGGCTGCACCAACAGCAGCAGATGCTATTGGAATATTAAGACAAGCGTATGATACTGCACCAGCAGCATTACAGCAAGTTGCGGCAGCAGACAAGAAAATGTTTGTAACTTCTAAAGTATTTAACGCTTATTTAGCAAACTTAGAAGGCTCTTCTGCTGACTTAGCAATCGTAAATACTGTAGATGGATACACAAGAGTGTCTTTTAGAGGTGTTCAAGTAGTTCCTATGTACGAATGGGATACAATCGTAGCAGACACTAACCCTGTAATCTTTACTGACGGTGTTACTGGTTACACTAACGGAGTGTGTTACTGTGCAACTGAGAACTTAATTATTGGTTCTGATGTAACTGACCCAGAAGGTTCTTTTAAGGTATTTTATGATGATTTAGAAGAAAAAATGTATTTCAGAGGTTACTTCAAGTTGGGTGTACAATTCTTGTATCCTTCACTTGTTCAGTGGGGAATCATAATTTAACAATAATGTAATGATAGAGGGGGAGGTATAAAAGCCATCCCCTTTTATTTACTTTTAAATCAAATAACTAAAAAATAATAATAAAATGGCAATAGATAAAGGAATCGCAATTAGTTGTGATGATTTACAACAGATAGGAGGTATAAAGCATATTTTGTTGAGAGATTGGGCAACAAATGATGATATAATTTATGATTCAAATGCAAATCTGCACGAGATAACGAGTATTCAGGCAACTGGTGCTTCAAAAGCAGATTGGTTTTTATATGAGTTTAAAAGTCAAGAAGCGAATATGACTATAAATGCAACTAAAGAAAATGGTTCAACTGCTTTTGAGTGTGGACTTTCTTTTATGTTGCCAAAGATGGGAACTGCAAAGTTTGCAGAACTTCAAAATATGTTAACAGATTGTATGATGGGTATAGCGGTTGATAATAATGGTCTTGCTTTTGTTTTAGGGGTTTCTGAAAAATATAGAAACGAAAATGTTTCAAATCGGAATCAAACATATTTGAGTTTGGCTTCTATTGAGGGAGGTTCAGGGAGTGCGTTTGATGATACTAATGGTCTTACTGTAAATTTAACTTGTAAGCAGTTTGAATTACCAAGAGAGTATACTGGCACGATTACATACTATACGGATGCTACTCCATCAGTAAGTTATGCGGCTGAAACCACTTAAGATTAATAATAATTTAAAAATAAAATAAAATGGCAATAGCAGACGGATTAACAACAACATGCGACAATTTACAGGCAAGTGGAGGTGTCCAAACGGTATTTATAAGAGAGTGGAACTCAACAGGTTCTCCTGACAAAATAGCAACACTAGGGACTGGTACTATAACATCAATAGCAGATAGTGTGGGAACAAATTCTACTTGGGGTGTATATGAAACTAAATTAGAAACTCCTGTTTTGAGCATAAGTGGGACTTCTGTTGGGAACGCAAATACTTATGAGTGTGGGTTAACTTTTTATTTACCTCAATTAGATTTAGCAAGAAGAAATAGCATTACTGATATGCAAGGTAAATGCTTACAAGTAATGATGCTAGACACTAATGGTACTTATTTTGTTATAGGCATTAGTGGAACTTTAACAGGTGGAGATGGAGGTCTTGATTTGGCTGCAGCATCACATATTGGAACTAGACCACAAACATTCGCAAGATTAGGTACTGTAGAAGGAGGTACTGGTGCTGCATTTTCTGATGAAACGGGGCTTACTGTTACTTTGTCTTGTACTCAATATGAGTTACCAAGAACTTATGTGGCTGCAGGGACAGCACCTTCAATTTCAGCAAGTGGGTTGGTAGCAACAATAACATAATAATTAAAGATATCACAGTAGGTTGACTTTGTTCGTAAAAAAGTTTAATAACATTTCCCTATTCATATCTTTTAATAAATTATGTGTGGTTGTTCAGAGAAAGAGATAAATTTAAACACTATTAAAATATATACATTTATGGGGACTTATAAAGCAAAATTGGATTCAGGAGTGTCAGTTAAAGATGGGTTTCAGATTGAATGGGCTGTTGCCAGTCAGGATGTTTTGGCACACGCTTATGAAGAATTAGGGATGACTGATGTAATAGAGAAATTATCAACTACAAAAACTAAAAATGAGCCTAAAAAAGCAACCAAAAAAACAAAGTCTAGCGAAGAGTCAATCACAGAAACTTCAGACAAAGAAGTCTAATACTTTTGAATTTGGGGTTTTTAACTTATCTATACCTCAGCATATTGATGAGCCTCAAGATTTGTCTAAGATACGGACTAGGTTTATCCCTTTTGGTGAAAACAACCTATTTCCTCAATATTTAGCAGAATTAAAAAGACAATCCAGTACACATAGGAGTGTATTGGCTCAAAAAACAATCTTTACCAGTGGTGCTAAATTCGTTACTAATAATGACGATTTAAGAGAATACATTTATAATGTTAATGCTGACGGAGAATCATTAAGACAGGTTTTTAAGAAATTAGCAGATGATTATTATTCATTTGGAAATGCTTACTTAGAGGGGGTGTTGTATGATGGTGGAATGAATCTATATCATATAGATGCGACTACCGTTAGAATGTCTAAGAACAAGAAGGAGGCGTACATACATCCTGATTGGGCAAAGTATAATACAATGAAAGATAAACTTTCTATTATTCCTATGTACCCCGAAGTAAGTGGAAATAGATTTGTCCTTCAGTTTAAAGATTACGAGCCTACGTTCCAATTTTACGGTTTACCTGATTACGTTGCAGCATTAGAGCATATTGCAGTTGATTATGAAATTGGTAAATGGAATCACACTAAATTTAAAAATGGATTCCAGCCTTCAGCAATCGTTGAGATTAATGGAGATATGGGTGAGGAGGAAGCAAAAAAATTAGTAAGAGAAGCACAAAAGAAATTTGTCGGAGATGGTAATAATGGCAAAATAATGTTTATCGTTAAGAATGGAGATACTTCCCCTGCTAATGTTCAAATTATTAAAGATGACCAAGAGGGGAGTTGGATAGATTTACAAAGAATTACCGACCAAAACATTGTAACTGCACACAGATGGCAACCATCTCTAAGTGGTTTAGTGTCAAGTGGGAAGATGAATAATACTGGTAGTGAGATTAGAATTGCTTATGATTTAGCAATGACCACTGTCATTAAAGATACTTCTGATTTGCTGCTAAATGGTATTAAAAATGTACTATATAAAGAATTAGGCTTTTTACC